CAGCAAGCACAGATTATGTTGGTCGTGATATTGTAAAAGACACATCAACAAATAATATTTTTATTGTTAATACTGCACATACATCTTCTGGTTCACAGCCTTTAACAACAAATGCAAATTCTGCTAAATATGATTTATTAGTAGATGCTTCTTCAGCAACAACAAGTCAAACTGCTGCTGCTTCCAGTGCTACTGCTGCTGCTTCATCTGCAACCGCTGCTTCAAGCTCAGCTTCCACTGCATCGACACAAGCAACTAATGCTGCATCGTCAGCGACAGCTGCGGCAACATCCGCTACTGCTGCCGAAACTGCTAAGACTGCGGCTGAAACTGCAAAGACAGCTGCCGAAACTGCATTAGATAATTTTGATGACATTTTTCTTGGTGCAAAATCTTCTGATCCTTCAACAGATAATGATGGTGATGCTCTTACAGCTGGTGATTTATATTTTAATACAACTTCAAATAGTCTTAAAGTTTTTAATGGAAGTGCGTTTCAAGACGCTGCATTAACTGCTGCAAATTTTTTAACTGTTGCAAATAATTTATCTGATTTAAACAATGCTGGTACAGCAAGAACAAATCTTGGATTAGGAACCGCATCAACACAAACCATTGCTACATTACAAGATATTGTAAATGACACTACTCCCCAGCTAGGAGGTGATTTAGATACAAATTCAGCTAACATAAAAATAGATGATGCACATGGTTTATTTGATGAAAATAATAATGAACAATTAATATTTCAAACAACTGCTAGTGCTGTAAATTTTGCAGAACTAACTAATTCAGCTACAGGTAATGATGTAGGTTTAGCAGTTGATGGAACTGATACAAATGTTGGTTTATCACTTAGCACTAAAGGATCAGGTAAGTTTAAATTTAATGATGCTGCTTATTTTCCTGAAGCAACACTTACTGACGGATCAACAGTATCTTGGGATGTTCAGTCAAGTCCAGTGGCAAAAGTAACTCTTGGTGGTAATAGATCATTAGGTGCTGGCACTAACGGAGTAGCTGGTCAATTTGTTTCTTTATTAGTAATACAAGACGGAACAGGATCAAGAACACTATCATTCAATGCCGTTTATGAATTTAAAGATGATACAGCACCAACACTTACAACCACAGCTGCAAAGGGTGATTTGTTTGTATTTAGATACAATGGTTCTAAATTTTTAGAAGTTGGTAGAAACTTAAATTTAACATTATCGTAGGAATAATTAATATGTTTGCATTAGTACAAAATAATGAAATCACACAAATGCCAAAAGGCAATAAAGGAATAACTATTGATAGTATTCAATATCCAGCTTCTATTTATACTTTGTGGTCAGAAGCAGAAAGAAACGCAATAGGTATCTACACAATAGAGATAGACAACACTAATAGAAAAGATGAGGAGTGGTATATCAATACAAATATTACTTATGCTTTTGCTAGTGGTAAAGTTACAGGTAGTTATGGAGCTGCTACAGCTAAAAAGATTGATGATACTTTATGGACAGAACAAGACAAAACTGATGGTCTAATTCCAGAAGGTGAAGATGTAGGTGATGTAGCCACAAGAGGTTTAAAGTATGTAAAAAAAGAAATGATAGATAATCAATGTGCTGGAATATTAAAACCTAGTGATTGGAGAGTTATAAAATCAGAAGAAACAGGCGAAACAATGAATAGCAGTTGGAAGACTTGGAGAGCATCAGTAAGAGCTAAATGTAATTCTATGCAAGATCAAATAGATGCAGTTTTAAATGTTGATGAACTTGCGGCTTTGTTTACTTACACAGAACAAGAAGACGGAAGCATTACAAGACCACTAGGCGAATTTCCAACTAAGGAAAATTAAATGCCTTTTGCTATAGGTGGAAATCAACTTGATACTACTTTTTCAATAAGTAATTCATTAAGATTTAACAGAGGTGACAGTCCAAATTTAGAAAGAACTTTTTCTGGATCACCCACATCAACTAAAAAATGTACTATTTCTTTTTGGTTAAAATTAGCTGATCCAAATGATACAAATGCCAAAAATATTTTTAGTGCAATAAAATCTGGTACTAATGAGGACTTTATTAAATTTATGGGTGTCAATAATGGAATTTTAAATAATTTAGAACTAGGTTTCAATAATACTATTGCTGGAGGTTTGATGTCTACTGGAGCTGGTTCTTCTGATTTTTTTAAATTTAGAGACCCTAGTGCTTGGTATAATATTTGCGTTGCAATAGATTCATCTCAAGGAACAGCTGACAATAGAGTTAAGTTATATGTAAATGGAAATCAAATAGGATTAAACAGTAGAGTTGAAGGTGGTAGTCAAATAGATGACACCCCACTTACACAAGATTACGAATTAGGATTTTTAACAGCAAGTAAACATCAGATTGGAGAAAACGTAGATGGTAGTGGTGAACACTTTGATGGTTATTTATCTGAATTTTATTTTGTTGATGGTCAGCAATTAGCACCAACAACTTTTTCAGAAAGAAATGATAATGGGGTTTGGGTTCCTAAAGATGCAAAAGATGACATAACCTTTGGTAATTATGGATTTTTTTTAGAATTTAAACAAACAGGAACAAGTGCAGACGCAAGTGGAATGGGTGCAGATACAAGCGGAAATGATAATCATTTTTCAGCATCAGGATTAGCAGCAGTTGATGTAACGACAGATACACCATCAAATAACTTTGCTACATTGAATCCTTTAATAGTACCATCAGAAGACAATGCACCAACTTTAAGTGAGGGAAATTGTAGAGTTGTAACAAGTGATAATGGTTCTTTTGGTGGTTTATCTACAATAGGAGTAAGTTCTGGGAAATGGTATGCCGAATTTAAATATATAACTGCAAGTGCTGATAACAGAGCAGTTGTTGCAGTAGCAAGAGATTTAAATCCATTTAATACAAGTGATACTTCACTAGGAGAAGATGCTAATTCTATAAGTTATAGAGCTGTTGATGGTGGTAGTTATAATAATAATTCAGTATCTTCTTATGGTAGTAGTTATGCAGCTGGTGATATTATTGGGGTAGCTTTAGATTTAGATAATTTAAAACTTTATTTTTCTAAAAATGGAACTTTCCAAAATTCAGGAAATCCTGAAAGTGGTTCAACAGGAACAGGTGCTTTGACAGCTTCACTATCGGCAGGTGAATTTCATTTTATTGGTTGTGGAGATGTAACAAGTAGCTTTTCTGAAACATTAGAAGCTAATTTTGGCAATGCACCTTTTACAATATCAACTCCAAAGTCAGATGCAAATGGTCATGGTAATTTTGAATTTGATGTGCCTAGTGGTTATTTTGCACTATGCACTAAAAACTTAGCGGAGTACGGATAATGGCTTATACAACAATAGATGATGGATCAGAATATTTTCATACACAGTTATATACTGGTAATGGATCAAGCGGTCATTCAATAACTAATAATGCTAATGCTGGAGATTATAAACCAGATTGGTTATGGATAAAACCTAGAAGTGCTTCAGACAACCATGTAGTTTTTGACAGCAGTAGAACATCTAATAAAAGATTAAAAGTAAATTCTTCAGATGCTGAAGATAGTGATGGTACAGCACAAGTAACTTTTGAATCAAATGGTTTTGATTTAGATACAACAGATCCTAATTTTAATGGAAATGGCACAACCTATGTAGCATGGCAATGGAAAGCTAATGGTGGAACAACATCAAGTAATTCTTCTGGCTCTATAACATCTACTGTTCAAGCTAATACAACTGCGGGATTTAGTATTGTTACTTATACAGGTAATGGAACTGCTGGAGCAACAATCGGTCATGGATTAGGTGCAGTACCTCATGTAATTATTGTTAAAAATAGAAGTAAAGGAACTGATGGAGATTGGAATGTTTTTCATCATAAAAATACATCAGAACCTGAAACAGATTTTTTAGTTTTAAATAATACTGACGCAACATCAGATGCCTCAAACAGATGGAATGATACAACACCAACAAGTTCAGTTTTCACTGTTGGATCTACATTAAGAGTTAATGAAGATGGTGATAATTATATCGCCTATCTTTTCTGTGAAAAACAGGGTTACAGTAAATTTGCTAGCTATAAAGGTAATGGTTCTGAAAATGGAAGCTACATCTATACAGGATTTAAACCAGCTTGGATTTTGTATAAAGGTTCTACTTTAGCTGAAAACTATATAATGAATGATACAAAAAGAGATCCACACAATTTAACCTTTCATAGACTTGATGCTGAAAGAAATATTGCTGAGACTACTAACACAGGTTCTACAAATCCTATTATAGATATACTTAGTAATGGTTTTAAGATTAGAGGCAGTGGTAATGTAAACAATGGTTCTGGAGAAACGTACATATACATGGCTTTTGCAGAACACCCTTTTGTTTCATCAGAAGGTGTACCAGTAACAGCGAGATGATTACTTGTAATAAATGTAAAGACGGAAAGTGCGATTGTCAGTAAATGAAACTATCAGACAACACTGCTATCTCAATGCCAATGAGAAACCTAATAAGTATATTGGGTGCAACAGCGGTAGGTGTTTGGGCATACTTCGGAGTTATTGAAAGACTAAATAATATAGAAACAAGAGCAACTTTATTTGAAGCTGATCTACTCAAAGCCGCAGATCAAAAGCCTATTGACCAGGAACAGTATATGCTGCTGGAATTTTCTGCCAAGCA